TGAAAATATCTGAGAACACATCTGTAGCTATGCCAATTAAGAACATGGTTGGTATTATCGTAGCTGTTGCTATGGGAATCTTTGCTTATACAGAAGTTACAGCTAGACTTACTTCATTAGAGACATCAAGAGAATTAATGAACTCTGACTTACTTAAAAAATCAGAACAAACAACAACTGATAAAGAACAATACTTACTTCTTGAAGATTTATACGAAACAGTAGAAAAACACCAAGAACTTTTAGATAAAAATATTCATACTCAAGTTATGTTAGATCACATAGAAGCACAATTAGATAAAGCATTAAAAGATATTGAAGAACTAAAAGATAAGGTAAGACAAAATGGAAACAATCATTAGCTCAGTAGTTGCACTTTGTATGTTTGTGGCTGGAGAGTTACAAGAACATAGAATCCAAGATAAGATGTCAGATTGTTTAAAAGGCAAAAGAGTAGCTGAAAGAACAAATACAGGAGATAACATTGAATACAAGTGTGGCAAGGTAAAAGCTGAATTAGAAGAAAATATTGATGGAAGTAAGTCTATAAAAAAGATAGTATCCAAAGAATGAAATTTGTTTTAGCTTATACTATCTGTTCTGCAATAACAGGATTCTGTAACACACCGGCTGTTCATCCTGTAAAGTTTAACACATGGACAGATTGCACTAAAGCTGGTGCTATGGTAACAATCAAAACAACAAACCAATACAAAGAAAAATTCGAGGAAGACAAATTATACATATCTTACTTTTGTAATGAAAATCACTCTGACAAAACCCCAGCTTAAAGTATCATCAAATAGTAGTAGGTTTAGAGTTTTAATATCAGGTCGTAGATTTGGTAAAACTTATTTATGTATTACTGAAATGATGAAGTATGCGTCACAACCAAATAAGAAAATTTGGTATGTTGCACCTACATTTAAGATGGCCAAAGAAATAGCATGGTCTAGTTTAAAAGAAATGTTAAATCAATTTAATTGGATTGAAGACATTAATGAAACTACTATGACTATTACAGTTAAAAAATCTCATAGTAAAATATCTCTTAAAGGTGCTGACAATTATGATTCACTTCGTGGTACAGGATTAGACTTTTTAATTTTAGACGAATTTGCTGACATAGATAAAAAAACTTGGTTTGAAGTACTAAGAGCCTCAGTTGCTGATACTATGGGTCATGTTCTTATGTGTGGAACTCCAAAAGGATATGGTAATTGGACTTATGAGATGTATCTAAAAGGTAAGCAAGATAAGGAATGGGATAGCTTTCAATACACTACACTAGAGGGTGGAATGGTTAGCGAAGATGAAATCCAACAAGCAAGACTAGACTTAGATCAAAGAACTTTTAGACAAGAATTTGAGGGTACGTTTGAGAACTATGCTGGAAGTATTTATTATAACTTTCATCCTGTTGAATCTGTTATAGAGAAATCTATTGATTGGAGTAAATCATTACATATTGGAATGGACTTTAACGTATCGCCAATGTCAGCTTGTGTTTCTCAAATAGAAAAAGATAGAATTTATATTGTAGATGAAGTTATTATTTATGGAAGTAATACTGATGAGATGTGTGAAGAAATTAGAAATAGATATGGAACTAGAATGCCTATTTTTATTTATCCTGACCCAGCTTCAAGGCAAAGAAAGACTTCTGCTGGAGGAAGAACTGATTTAAGTATATTACAAAATGCTGGTTTCCAAGTTAAAGTAAAACATAAGCACCCAGCTGTTAGAGATAGAATTAATGCTGTCAATTCCAAACTTAAAGATTCACAAGGCAATAGATACATTTTTGTTAGTAAATCTTGCAAAACTTTGATAAAAGGGTTACAAAGACAAACATACAAGGAAGATACAAACATTCCTAACAAGGAAGACGGATTTGACCATATGAACGACGCTTTAGGATACATGATTGATTACATTAAGCCTCTAGTTGTTCAAACACCAAATTCTAATCCAGCAAGATGGACAATGAAATAATATGGCAAACTCAGACAAAATTATATCAGTTCATAAAGACTATGAAGAATCAGTAAATAAATGGGAGTTTTATATCAGATCATACAATGGTGGATTTGATTATAGTGCTGGTCAATATTTACATAGATATAATTTAGAACTTGATAATGAATATGCAAAAAGGTTAGGCAACACTGCATTAGATAATCATTGTAAAAATATAGTTCAAATTTATTCATCTTTTTTGTTTAGAGTTAAACCAAGCAGAGACTTTGGTAACTTAGATAATGACCCTATGTTAGAATTATTCTTAAAAGATGCTGACTTAGATGGTAACTCTTTCAATACAGTTATTGCACAAGCTCAAAACTATGCATCTATTTATGGTCATTGTTTTATGATGTTAGATAAGCCAAACTTTACAACTCAAACGATGGCACAAGAACTTGATGCAGAAGTTAGACCTTATGTTTCTATAGTTACTCCTGAAAATGTTTTTGATTGGAATTATGAAAGACAAGTTAATGGACGATATGTTTTAAATTACATGAAAATTCGAGAAGAAGTTGATAGTGAGGGCGGAACTTACTTTAGGTTATGGTACACAGATAGAATTGAAACTGTGTATGTAAAAAGTGAGTATGATGAACCTCAAATAATAGATACTGTACCTAATCGCTTAGGCAAAATACCAGCAGTTATTTTATTCAATTCTAAATCTCACAAAAGAGGAATTGGCATGAGCGATCTTACTGATATTGCTGATCTTCAAAAATCTATTTACAATGAATACTCTGAAATTGAACAACTTGTTAGATTAACTAACCACCCCTCACTAGTTAAGACTCCTGGAGTAAATGCTTCAGCTGGAGCTGGTGCTATAATTGAGATTCCTGAAGAAATGGAACCAAACTTAAAACCTTATCTATTACAACCTAGTGGTCAGAACTTACAAGCCATTATGGATTCTATTTCAACTAAAGTAGATGCAATCAATAGAATAAGTCATGTTGGAGCAGTAAGAACTACTAAACAACAAATAGCATCAGGAATAGCCTTACAAACAGAATTTGAATTATTGAATGCTAGACTATCTGAAAAAGCAGATCACTTACAGTTAGCAGAAGAACAAATATTTAAAATGTTTGCTGAGTTCCAAGGCAAAGAGTTTGATGGCGAAATAAATTATCCTGATTCATTCAACATAAGAGACTACGCATCTGATCTTATGTTCTATCAACAAGCAAAAGCAATCAATGTAGGATCTCCAACTCTTAACAAAGAAATTGATAAAGAGATAGCTAGATCAATAGTAGATGATGATGAGAAGTTAGGAACTATCTTTGATGAGATTGATGCTAAAGCTGAAGTTGGAGAATTTACTCAGGATGAAGTAGAACAAGAGGCAGAGGTTACTGCAGAACCTATACAGTAACCCCTTTTAAGAATAATTAGAATCCTTCTCGTTTTTTTTTAAACTCCTCTATCTCATCTTCTAGTTCTTGAACCAAATAAGTTGTATTTAATTTTTTTAACAACTCAACTTTACAAGTAGTATAAGAAGTACCATTATTCATTTTAACTATCGCAACTTGTTCATCATCTCCTCTAACAGACAAAATTATATCTACAATATGATTACTGTTAATTAAATGAACATTAAAAGAGCCTTTAGATTGAATTGGAATAAACATTATTTAACCTCCTTGTTAAATTCAATTTGAGAAACATGGAATACAGGATAACTTCTAAACTCCATTTCCTTTCCATCCATAACCATTCTAGAAAGTTTAGTAACTGCTTTACTTCCTTTGATTACTTTACCACCTAATTTTCTAGCTTGGTTAAAAGTACAAAATCCACCTTGTAGATTTGTAGATTGTAACTTCTCAAGATTCTTTCCTGAGAACTCTTTCTTAGTGTATATGTTGTAGTACATTATGATCTCCCTTGTTTAAAATTATTTAATGCTTCTAAAAATTCTTTCAGCATTGGATTTTCTTCAGAAATAATTCCAGCTTCTAATTGTTTCCTTTCTTTTAAACTTGCTAACACAACAGTGTAATGATATGATTTTTTTTGTTTATCATACCAACCATCAACTCTGTTATGATACGAAGCAGTATAAGTAAAGTGTTCATTAGAAGGATCAAATTTAATTCCTGTTACTCTTGAACCTCCTAGAAAACTTCTCTTGATCATTGATTTTAAAAATGATTGGTTTCTCCAAACCCATTTGTCAATAGGATTGAACTTTTCCCAATAGTATGTTTTTTCTTTTTCCATTTTATCTCCTGTTATTGTTTTTTTCATATACGTTACCCTCGTATATTCCATTTTTAGGATCAACAATTAATACAGAGCATAGTTAGTGGTTATTTCTTGTTTTCTCTAACAAAATATAATTTTAAATGATCTCCAACAGTCGAAACAGTTACTTTGATTAAATGTTTATCATCATCCCAATCATCGTATTTAGATTTCTCTAACTCTATTCCTCTTGCCATAGCTTCGTTTAGTATTTCTTCTTGTTTCTTATTCATATTTAACTCCTTGTTGATATTTCATTTGCCAAAGTAATAGTTTGTCTTCTTTTTCTAATTCTTTAGCTTGTTTGTTTTGTTCTTCCATTGGTACAACTTCTAAAGGTTCTAACTTTTCATTCTTAGACTTCTCTAAAAGTTCATCCCAATACTTTTTAGACTTGATCATTTTTTACTCTCCGTTTTTTTTTCATTCTTTATTATACAACATTCGGTTTTACACATCCTGTAGGTTCTAATCGATTTGTTCCAATTTGTAAAAAATGAGTAACTGTTACCAATCAAAAAAAAATTAATTTTATCTGTTGCTTGGTTTTTTTGTCTTTTAATGATATTTAACTTTCATGTCCGATATTGTTGAACAAATGACAAATTATAGAATCTCTCAAATTGAGTTAGCTGAAGCTAGATACTATGAAGATTTGATTAGAGCATTAGATAAAATAGAAAAAGAAGTAATGGCTTATGTTGGAACACTTCCTTTAAAAGAGGGTAAGCTATTTGAATTAAAGTCAGCAATAGCATCAAGACCTATAATTAGAGAAATTTTAGAAAGAGAATATTTAGCTTGGTCAGATACAGTTGTTCGAGAGGGATATTCTAAACAAGCAAAAAGAATTGAAAGAGCATTTAAGACTATTGGTAGGATTCCTGTTGAGTTCCAACAACTAACTGATTCTGACTTATCTGTTATAACAAATCTTAAAAGACAAACCTTTAGTCAATTCAAAGATGTAGCAAATACATTTACAAGAACAATCTCAGATAAAATATATCAAAGTACATTAGTTGGAACTAACTTTACTGAACTACAAACAGAACTAAGACAAACAATAAATGGAATCTATGCAACTGCTGATGATACAGAAGTACAAAAACTAATTAATCAAATTAAAAAAGATGAAGTTAGAGTTAGAAGACTTACAGGACCAGAAAGAATAACAATTAGATCAAAATTAAATAAAAATATTCAAACATTACAATCTAAGTATGCAACAACAAGGTCAGGCGAAAACATGAAACGATATGCTGGCCAAATCTTAAATGATGGTCTTAGAGAATTTGATGCAACTCTTAATTTACATAAGTCAGTAGAAGCAGGATTAACAATGTGTAAGTATTTTGGTAATATTATCCCTACAACTAGAGATCATTGTAGGCTTGTAAGAAGTGGGGAATATGATATACGAAATGGAGGACTATTTACGATTGATGAAGTCAAACAACTTTGGGCATCTAAGTCTTGGAAAGGCAAGAAGTCTGGAGATCCATTATTAGTTCGTGGTGGATATAATTGTCGTCATCAATGGAGCTTCGTTAACCCAGATTGGTATGACGAAAGCGGAACAATAATAACTGAATAAGGAGTAATATGTCAGAAGAAACAAACGTAGCAGAACCTACAAATGAAAATACAGAAACTAATACAAATGAAGTTTCTCAACAAACACAAGAACAAAAAACTTTCACACAAGATCAATTAAATAGCATAATTGAATCTAGAGTTATGGCTGAAAGAAGAAAATATGAAAAGAAAATACAAGAAGAAGAAAACCAAAAAGCTGAACTTGTTAAACAAGAACAATTAAAAGAAGCTAAAACTAAACAAGACCTTGAAAAGATAATGCAAGAACGATTATCTGAAAAGGAACAGGAAATCCAAAGAATTAAAAATGAAATGGTAGCTGAGAAGATTGATAAACAAATTCTTTCTGTAGCATCTTCAAACAAAGCTGTTGTTCCTGAACAAATAGTATCTTTGTTAAAATCTGAACTTCAATTAGCTGATGATGGTAGAGTAGAAGTACTTGATAATAACCGAAACATCAGATATAACGAAAAAGGACAACCTTTAACTGTAGAAGATAGAGTAAAGGAGTTTTTAGATACTAACCCACATTTCCGTCAAGGGTCTTTGTCTGGAGCAGGAAGCCAGAGCAGTATCGGTGGTAATAGCCTACAACCCAAATCAATAGGCGACTTAGATTTGAATAATCCTGCTGATAGAAAAGTTTATGCAGAAATGCGTAAGACTAGAAGTGGGTTTAAATTGAATCCTAAATTAACAATTAACAATTAATAGGTAATAAAATGGCAAACGAAACAACATCGTCAACGCTATCGGAACTGTATACAGAAATTATCCAAGAAGCTATTTTTAACTTCCAAGAAACTTCTGTAATGAGACCGTTGGTTACGACTTACAATATATCAGGACAAGGCAAACAAGTTGCAGTTCCTGTATACCCAACTGTCAGTGCGGCGGCAGTAGCTGAAGCAACTGATCTATCAAATACAGCAATCAACCCAACTGAAGCAACTATAACTGCTTCTGAAGTTGGAGTTATGACTACATTAACTGACTTAGGTAGAGATACTGCGTCAAGAGATGTGGCGGCTGACATCGGAAAACTTTTCGGTGAAGCGATTGCTAAAAAAGTAGATGCAGATTTATCAGCTCTATTTGGTTCTTTTGCGTCAGGAAACGATCTTGGTGCGGCTGGAACTGAATTAACTGCTGATCTGTTATTACAAGCTGAAGCAACTTTAAGATCATTAAACATCCCTAGACCTTACTATGGTGTGTTTGCTCCAAAAGCAATGTTCAACTTGAAGAAAACTCTAACAGCGGCTGGTTACTCAACTGGTGCAAACGCATTAGGTCAATCTCAAGAGCAAATTTTAAGAAGTGGTTATGCTGGAACAGTATTCGGTATCGATCTTTTTGAAAATGCAAATATTGCAACTGATGGAAATGATGATGGAGTAGGTGGTGTATTCCATCCTCAATCATTAGGTCTTGCTATGAAATCTGATTTCAAAATCGAGACTCAAAGAGACGCATCTTTAAGAGCAACTGAAATCGTAGGTTCTGTAACTTACGGTACAGGCGTTGTTAAAGACGACTTTGGCTGTCAAGTAACAGTGGACGCGGCATTCTAATTAATGCAACTTTTGGTGGGGGAGCAATCCCCCATCAATCAATTAAAGGAATATTATTATGGCAAATTTTACAGGTGCAGATGTTATTACAGTAGCAAATGTTCAAACATATCAACCAGATGCTTTTGATTTTGGTATAGCTTCTAACGATGCAAAAGTTACTACATGGTTAGGATTAACAACAGATGATATTTTAAGAGAGTTAAGAATAAGATGGTGGCAAACATATAAGTCAAATGTTTTTACAGATATAACAGTTTTAAATACAGTAGAGTTAGACAACACTAGAGTTAATTTAGATCAATTTACTAGAGCTGGTGTTTATTTATTTTTAGGTAAATTCTTTTTTCCAGCATTAACAAAATTTAGACCTGAAGCTGACAAAGATAGATTTGAAAGAATGATTGAATTTTATAATAGCCAATACAATATTGAGTTTCAAAAAATACTTGAAGATGGAGTAGAATATGATTCAGATGATAGTGGTACTATTAGTGTTGCTGAAAGAGAAAACTTACATGGTTCAGGAAGACTTATTAGATAATGGCTTTATCGGTTCACTTCTCTACTAATACAAAAAAGATACAAAAGAAATTTAATAGATTTCTAAAAAGATTTCCTCGTGTTACTAGAAAAGGATTAGAACAAGCTGGAGAACAATTAAGAAGAATTATTGAAGAAAAAACTACTAGAGGAGAAAAATATACTGCTGGTAGGTTTGTTGGATACTCTCCTGAGTACTCAGCACTAAAAGGTAAGACGACTGTTGATCTACAAGATAGTAACAGAATGTTACAAAGTATGAAATCAAGAGTAGTCAATAACTACAAATCACAAGTTTATTTTAATGATATGGGAATGGGTAAGAGAGCTTATTGGCATCAAACAGGATCAGGCAATCTTCCTGAAAGACCTTTTTTTGGATTTAACAAAAAAGTAGAAAATGTTATAAAAAAACAATTTGAGAATTTAGTAAGTAAAGAAATAAGAAGATTAAAATTATGAGTACAAGAGAAAACATTGCAAGTCATATAGCAAGTACTATTTCTGGTATTACTGCTATAACAATTAAAAAAGTAACTAGACAACCTTTTCCATTAGAAGAATTATCTGAACAACAGTTCCCAGCAGTACTAGTTCAAACACAAGAAGAAATAAAAGAAGATCAAGAATTAGGAAGTGGAGCTAAAACTAGAATCAATACATTAGAATTTTTAGTATCAGGATTTGTAAAAACAAATGAAACAAATATTGACACAGCAAGGAATCAATTAATGGAAGTTATCGAAGAAGCATTAGAAACTGATATAACTAGAAATGGAAATGCTTTAGATACAGAGGTTGTATCTATAGAAACTGATGCTGGTACCTTGTTTCCTTATGGTGGAGTGTCAATGATAGTTAGAGTAATGTACGAACATCAAGCTGGTACTGTATAATGAGTATTTTAAAAAAAATTAACAAAATAGAAAAACTTAATGATAAGATTTCAATACTTTGTGAAGAAATCAAAGAGGAGGTTGAAAATGAAGACCCTTACGAAGATTATGAAGAAGATTTGGAAGAAGAACTTGAAGAAGAAGATTAAATCAATTATAAAGGCGTTATGGCAAAAGATATAAAAATGTTCAAAGGTAATGACGAGATTACAATAAACGAAAATAATCTTGCACACTATGAGAAGCTAGGATATAAACCAGCTAACACGAAAACTAAAACCAAGGAGAAAAAATCATGGCAACCCATCACGGAAAAGAAGGTGTCGTCAAAACAGGATCTAACGTAACAGGCGAAGTAACTGCCTTTACTTTAGAAACTACAGGCGATGTTGTTGAAGATACATCATTATCAGATTCTGCAAAAACTTTTTTAGCAGGAAGAACTTCATTTAGTGGTTCTGTTGAATGTCATTTTGACGAAACAGATACTTCACAAGAAGAAATGACAGTAGGTTCATCTTTAACTTTCACATTACTTCCAGAGGGTGACACATCAGGCGATGCTTCATATTCAGGTAGTGGAATTGTAACAGGAATGTCAATTTCAAATACTTTAGATGGAGTTATTTCTAGAAGTGTTACTTTTCAAGGTACAGGCGCTTTAACAGTAGGAACAGTATAATCTGATTTATGAAGATTATTGATAGAGCAAAATCTCATTTTGAGTCTCTAGGTGTTCAATCTATTGAAGTGGAAGAATGGCAAGACGATAAAGGTCAACCAACTATTATATATTGGCAACCAATAACTCTTGCAGAAAAGAAAAAACTTTTTAATAAGACAGAAAATCTAAACGATGCTGGATTATTAGCTGACGTAGTTATTATGAAAGCTATTGATAAAGATGGCGAAAAGATTTTTTCACTAGAAGACAAACTTCCAATCATGCATAAAGTAGATTCCGATGTACTATCGAAGATAGCTATAGCCATGGTTCAAACTCCAAGTGCTGAGGAATTAAAAAAAAAGTAAGTACTGACATAGAGCTTAAAAATATGCTAATACTAGCAGATAGGCTCAAAATAAATTTATCTGAATTAGGTCAGATGAGTGAATATGAGTTTAATCTTTGGATTGGATTTATGTTAGATGAAAGTGAACAGTCCAAAGCTAACATGAAGAAATAAATATGGCTCAAAATTTACTTATAAACATCCTTGCAAAAGATAAAACAAAACAAGCATTAGGTTCTGTTCAAGCTGGTTTAGGTAGATTACAAAATACAGTATTTTCAATACAAGGTGCATTAGCTGGTATAGGTGGTGCGTTAGTTATCAAATCATTATTAAGTGTTGGTTCACAAGTAGAAAATTTAGGTGTTAGATTTGCATTTCTATTTAAAGGAATGGAAGAAGGTAACAAAGCATTTAACGAATTAATTAATTTTGCGGCTAAAGTACCTTTTTCACTTGGAGAAATTTCAGCGGCTTCAGGAAATCTAGCTGTTGTATCTAAAGATGCAGAAGAACTTGCAAAGATTTTAGAAGTTACCGGTAATGTTGCAACAGTAACAGGATTGGACTTTGCTATTACTGCAACACAAATTCAAAGAGCATTCTCAGGTGGTATAGCGGCCGCCGATGTATTTAGAGAAAGAGGTGTTAGAGATTTATTAGGATTTGAAGCTGGTGCTAAAAAGACTGCAAAAGAAACTAGAGATGCTTTTTTCAAAGTATTTGGACCAGATGGAGAATTTGGTAATGCGATGAAAGTTATGGCAGTTACCTTTACAGGAACACTTTCAATGTTAGGAGATAAACTTTTTAAATTTAAACTTGAAACTAATAGAGCTGGGTTCTTTGATTTTATTAAAAATGGTCTTGTTGTTATAAATGAAATGATTGAACAAAATGGAGAGATGTTAGCAAAAGCTAGTGCAAGGACTTCAGATTTTTTAATCGGAATAACTAAACAAATATTAATTAGTGGTGCGATTATTGTAGATGCACTAAGACCTGTTTTTAAATTTGTGGCTAAATCCATTGGTGGTTTGATGGAAGTTTTAAAATCGTTACCTCCTGGTGCACAAGAATTTGGAGTAATTGGTTTTTTAATGTTAGGTGGTAAAGGTAAAGGATTAGTTTTAATAATAGGTGGATTTATAGATGAAATAAGATCAAAACTAGGAACTCTTTTAGAGGAGTTTGCATTATTTAATCAAAAAATATTAGACACCAGAAAAAGTTTATTTTTAGTTAGTAAAGAAGGGTATGAAAAAATTTTACAACAAAACAAAGACTTATTAGAAATTTCAGAAAAACTAAAAAAACCTCTTGCAGAAATTAACAATGAAACACAAAAAGTTGGACAATATTCTGAAGAATGGATGATGAGTACAAGAGCAGTTAATGATTTTCTAAAAAAGGTTGAAGAAAACATGGCTTTGACTAACGAGCAAATGAAAAAACTTTTAGAACTAGCTGGTAAAGTAAATAAGGAAGTTGAAGAAACAGGAGTCGATTTCAATAAGGTTGGAGACATAATTAAAGAGAAAATAAAAAAACAATTAGAAAGTGTTAATGAAAGAATTGCAAAAGGAATAATTGGTTCAGTTAAAAGTTTATCAAAAGGTCTTGCAGAAGTAGTTGTTAGAGGAAAAGAGTTAAACATGACACTTAAAGAAATAGCACAAAGTATTATGGTAAATATTTTATCAAGTCTAATTGAAGAAATAGCCTTAAGACAAATCAATAAAATTTTAGGTGGAGAAGAAGTTAAAACAGAAGCAACAAAATTAAACTTATTAAAATCTCAAAACACAGAACGAAAGAGAGCAATACTATTTAATGCTTTAGGTGGTGGTGGTGGATTCTCATTACCTGGTTTTGCAAAAGGTGGTGCTGTATCAAAAGGTAAAGCTATTGTAGTTGGAGAGCGTGGTCCTGAAATGTTCGTGCCAAATAGTACAGGACAAATAACTCAATCATCTAGAGGAACTTCTGGAAATGGAACTACAGTTAATTTTAACATTAACACAGTAGATGCTTCTGGCTTTGAAGAATTGTTAGTTAGATCAAGAGGAACTATAACTCAATTAATTAACAGTGCAGTTAATGAAAGAGGTAAGGAGAGTTTAATTTAATGTCTGGTGCTTTCCCTATATCATCTGCTAAGTTTCAAACTTTAGGAATAAAGTCTATACAAAATACTATTATCTCAAAAAGTGTATCTGGTAAGAAACTTGCAAGACAAATAGATGGTCAAAGATGGGCATTCACAGTTGAGATTATTGCTGGAAACAGATCAGATATTTATGGAGAGTTGATGGCATTTATAGTTAAACAAAGATCAGGTAAAGAAAACTTTACTATAATCCCACCAGAAGTAGAAGATGCTAGAGGAACAGCTAGTGGAACACCTCATGGTACTGCAAGTATTGGAGATACATCTATAACATTAGGTGGAACAGGAACAGGAACACTTAAAGCTGGAGATTTTATAAAATTTACAAATCACGATAAAGTTTACATGGTAGTTGCAGATCAATCAGATATTTCAACAGGAACTCTAACTATTGAACCACCATTGAACACAGCAGTATCCTCAACAAACATAACTTATGACAATGTTCCATTCACTGTTTATTTAACAAACGATATTCAAGAATTTGGTGGAGTAGGAGCGGACAAAGATGGAAATGTTTTATATAAATATGAAATGGATGTAGAAGAAGCTCTTTAATGAAATATAAAATAACCCATCTTGTTACTGCTGACTTTGTTGCTGAGATTATTGTTGATGAAAGTGAAATAGATATAAGAACAAACGACCTTAAGGAATTCAAAAAACCTAATGGCAAGTTCGAAATTACTATGATAAAAGGTACAGAACAATTAGTTAGAACAACTTACGAGAAGCATAATGACAAGGAATTTAACATCATCAATCAAGACAGCATTAGCGACGAATGATATTAAGCCTGTTCATTTACTTACAATAGGTTTTAGTACTCCTGTTAATTTTACAGACTGTCCATTCTCATTAACTTCATCAGTATCAGGTTCTTCAGTTACTTATTCTCCATCAGATTTTATTATTGGTGTATCAGATTTTACAGAAGAAATTGATGTAACTAAATCAAGTTTAGGAATATCTTTATCAGGAGCAGATCAAACATTTATCTCAACAGTATTGAATGAAAATGTAACAAATGATGTAGTTACTATATTTAGAGGATTATTAACCAATACTAGTAACTCAGTTCAGTTAATTGCTGATCCTTTTTTACTTTACAAAGGAAATATTGAAAACTTCTCTGTAAATGAAACAGATAAAGATAGTGTTGTTAATTTAACAGTAGTTTCACATTGGGCTGACTTTGAAAAAAAGAATGGTCGTAAAACAAACAATACATCACAACAAAGATTCTTTAGTACAGATGTTGGTATGGATTTTTCATCACAAACAGTTTTAGATATTAAATGGGGTAGAGAGTAATGGGATTTGGAAGTTTTTTTAGTTCTGTAGTAAGTTTTTTTACAGGCATGAATCCTATTGTAAAGTTAATTGCAACTGTAGCAATATCATGGTTGTTTAGACCTAAAGTTCCTGACTTACCTGATTATGGATTAAACGAAGCAGATGATTTTGAAAGTGGAGTACTTTTAAATAAACAAAGTAATGATGCAAACATTCCTGTAATTTATGGAACAAGACTTGTTGGAGGAACTAGAGTTTTCATAGAAACTTCAGGAGACGACAATACTTATTTGTATGTTGCTCTAGTAATGTCGGAGGGAGAAGTTAATGATATTACAGAAATAAGAGTAGATGATAAAGTAGTTACTTGGTCAGGCGATCTTCAAGATAATGTTCAAAGAACAGTTAATAGTTCTGATAGTAACTTCTACAAAGATTCAGAAAGTTTAATTACAGTAGAACCACATTATGGAACAGATGGTCAATCAGCATCTAGTTTATTATCTACATTATCATCATGGGGAAGTAATCATAAATTATCTGGTCTATGTTATTTAGCATTAAGATTTAAATGGAATCAGGATGTATTTTCAGGAATACCAAAAGTACAAGCAGTTTTACAAGGTAAAAAAGTTGTTAGTTACAATTCAAGCCTAGTTGCACAATCTCCTGCATTCTCAACTAATCCAGCTTGGTGTTTGTTAGACTACTTAACAAATAGTAGATATGGAAAAGGAATATCAATAAGTGAAATAAATTTACAAAGTTTTTATGATGCCTCAGTTGTTTGTACAACACAAGTAACTCCTTATTCTGGTGGAAATGATATAAACATATTTGATGCAAATGCAGTACTAGATACTTCAAAAAAATTATTAGAAAATGTAAGAGAATTGTTAAAAGGGTGCAGAGGTTATCTTCCATACACACAAGGTAAATATAGTTTAATTATAGAAACAACAGGAACTGCGTCTTTAACTTTAACTGAAGATGATATTATTGGTGGCTACACTTTACAAACTCCAGCAAAAAATGAAAAATATAACAGAGTTATAGTTAGTTATGTTGACCCAGATAGGAATTACCAAGTAAATGAAACACAATTTCCGCCACTAGATGATTCAGGATTACCAAGTGCAGATCAACACGCAACTATGAAATCTGATGATGGTGGATTTTTGTTAGAGGGTAGATTTGATTTTGGTAAAGTAATAACTAATACATACCAAGCCGAAGAAATGGCAGAAGTTATACTTAGACGAACTAGAGATTCTTTAAGATTATCAATTAATGTTTCATTTAGTGCTTATGATTTAGCTATTGGAGATATTGTAAATATAACACATAGTTCTATTGGTTTCAGTTCCAAACCTTTTCGAGTGTTATCAATAAAATTTAATCCTGATTACACACTAGGTTTAGATTTAGTAGAACACCAAGATGCACATTTTACATGGGCGACTAAAACACAAGCTCCAACAGTACCATCTACAAATTTACCAAATCCTTTTGCAGTTCAACCTCCATCTTCTATTACATTAGATGACACTTTAGTTGAATATAATGATGGAACTGTAATCGTAGCTTTAGATGTAACAATAGGTGCTTCTACTGATAGCTTTGTTGATTATTACCAAGTAGAATACAAATTAAGTACAGATTCAGATTATATTATTTACGCACAAGGTTCAGGATTAAATCATAGAGTGTTAAATGTAATTGACCAAAAAGTTTATGATGTAAGAGTTAAAGCAGTTTCTACTTTTGGAGTTAGTTCAACTTATGTATCTGCACAAAGAACTATTATTGGTGCAGTAGAACCACCAGAAGATGTTCAAGATTTCTCATGCAATATTGTAGGACAAGAAGCACACTTGGGTTGGACACAAATTGGAGATTTAGATTTAGCATACTATCAATTAAGATTTAGCGATAAAACAGATGGTACAGGAACTTGGGCAGATTCAGTAGCATTAGTAGAAAAAATATCACGACCAGCAACTTCAATATCTGTACCAGCTAGACAAGGAACTTACTTAATAAAAGCTGTAGATAAACTTGGTAACTTTAGTTCTAATGCAACTGCAATTATTTCTAATGTTGTAGGTATTACTAATTTTAATGCTATTGCAAATCAATCAGAACACCCTGACTTTGATGGTACTAAAACAAATGTAATTAAAACTGATAGCACATTAAGATTAGATTCTTCTGAATTATTTGATTCTGCTAGTGGAGATTTTGATACAGAAGTTAGTAGATTTTTTGATTCAGGTGTAGCTAATGCTGACTTCTTTGCTAGTGGTAATTATGAATTTTCAGATGTTATTGATATAGGTGCTAAACATACTGCTAGAATTACTGCAAGTTTATCTCAATCTTCTGACAACCCAGATGACTTGTTTGATAATAGACCAGGACTTTTTGATAGCACAAATTCTAACTTTGATGGAGATACACCAGCTAATGCAAATGCACACTTAGAAATAGCAACATCAGATGACAATGTAACTTATACTTCTTTTAGATCATTTGTTATTGGAGATTACACAGCTAGATATTTTAAATTTAGAGTTGTTTTAATTTCAAGAGATTTAGCATCTACTCCTGTTGTATCAGCAGTATCAGTTTCAATAGATATGCAAGATAGAATATTTAGTGGTAATGATATTGTATCTGGTGCTGGAACTAAAACTGTAACATTTACAAATCCATATAAAACTGTTAATTATGCTTTAGGAATTACAGGCGAAGATATGGCTACAGGCGACTTCTTTACTGTATCTAACAAAACTATTAATGGTTTTGATATTTTGTTTAAAAATTCAGGTGGAACAAATGTATCAAGGACGTTTGATTTTATTGCAAAAGGCTTTTAAAAAGAGTATAAGAAATTATGGCAACACACGATTTAAATATAGCTAACCAATCTTTTCCAAATTTTAGATCAGATTTAAATAACGCACTTGTAGCTTTAGGTAGCACAAACTCAGGAAGTTCAGCACCTAGTTCTCCACAATCAGGAATGATTTGGATTGACACTACAACTGCTACTGCTTGGCAACCAAAAATTTATGATGGTAGTGCATGGATTAACTTGCCTTTTTACATAAATACTACTACAAATGACGCAAACTTAACAACAACAGAAGTGACGAGTTTAGAGGCTGACCCTCAGGCTGTTGCTCTAGCAATTGCATTAGGATAAATTATGGCTAATACATTTAAAGTAAAAACAAATGGTGCTATGCCGAGTTCTTCAGGAACTCCTGACACACTTTACACAGTTCCAAGTTCAACAACCTCTGTAGTTCTTGGCTTAATACTTTGCAACATTCACACAACTGCTGTAACAGTAGATGTTCAATTAGTTTCAGATACTTCTGACACAGAAACAAACGAAACAGTTAAACTTGCAGAAAATGTAAGCATACCAGCTGGAAGTTCTTTAGAATTATTATCTGGTGGAAAAGTTGTTCTACAAACAACAGATATTTTAAAAATTGATTGTTCTGTTTCTGCAAAGATAGATTCTACATTATCAATAATGGAAATAACATAGGAGTTAGTTAAATGGCTTTTATAGGTGCAAAACCAACTAATGTTCCACTTACTGCAAACGATATTACAGATGGCAGTATTTCTGTTGCTAAACTTACATCAACTTTAGATTTATCATCTAACACAGTTACTTTACCTAGTGGTGTAGGTGGTAAGGTTTTGCAAGTTGTTCAAGCGACTGACACGGCAGAAACTGACACATCATCAACTAGCTATGTAGCAACTGGATTAAGTGTTAATATAACTCCATCTTCTTCTTCAAATAAAGTTTTAATTATAGCTATGGGAATAATTGATAATAATAGTAGTGGAACTGCACCAAAAGTAACACTTTATAGAGATTCAACAAATATTGGTATTGCTGATGGTTTGTCTAGAAATTATGCAACAGTTAGATTAATTGTTCCTGTTACATTAAGTAAATTAGATACTCCAAATTCTACCTCACAAATTACATATACAGTTTATATAAAAAGTTCAAGTGGTTCTCAAGTAAGATTTGGAGAATCTACACAACAAACTATAGTTGCAATGGAGATAGAAGGATGATTATAGAAGCAATACTTAAAATAAATCCAAAAGCAGAAGTAACTGTAAGAGGAAATGATATTAATAATATTGAATGGCACAATGGAACAACACCTATACCAGTAGCTGACATAGAAGCTAAGATGGTAGAGTTACAAGCTGAGTATGATGCTGAAGAATGGAAAAGAAATAGACAATCAGAATATCCAAAAATAGACGATTGTATTCATGCTTTATTAGATGGTGGAGAAACATTAGAAAATTTACAAACTTTAAGACAAACAATTAAAAATAAATATCCAAAGGAATAATTAATGAGTTATATAGGAACAGCACCCACAATAGGAAACTTTCAAGTTTGTGATGCTATATCAGTAGTAAATGGACAAGCTAGTTATACTATGCAAGTAAGTGGAGTAAATGCAACTCCTCAATCGGCTAATCATATGCTAGTCAGTTTGAATGGAATTTTACAAGCACCAAATTCTTCATTCACAGTTTCAGGCTCAGTTATCACATTCGCCTCAAATTTAGTTACGGGAGATGTAATCGACTTTATTCAAATACTTGGAGATGTTTTAGACTTAGGCGTACCCTCTGATAATACTGTTTCACTTGCTAAGCTAACAGCAACAGGAACTAAAGATGCTACAACCTTTTTAAGAGGAGATAATAGTTTTCAAGAAGTACCAGCTGGTGGAATCACAATGGTAGATCAATTTAGATTAACAACAACTTTTCAAGGAGATGCAGTTCCTATTGCTTCTAATTTAGAAAGAGTTGATACAGATGGTTTTAGTCAAATAGGAACAGGAATGACAGAAAGTTCTGGTGTTTTTACTTTTCCAGCAACAGGAATATATTTAGTACAATTTAATGTTCATTTTACAACAACACAAACAGATGATAGTAGATATAATAGAGCAGAAACTTATGTAACTTTAAATAATTCAAGTTATTCAGAAGCTAATTTTACAGCTACAGGACTTCCTTTAATAGATAGTTCTTTCACATCAGGAAATACACATAGTCAATGTATTATTGATGTTACAGATACATCAAACGTAAAAGTTAAATTTCATATTGATGTTCATAATTCAAATATGTACGTCTCTGGAAATACAGACAGAAATGAAACATATATGACGTTTATACGTCTAGGAGATACATAGAATGAATAGAAATACAGGCAGACCAGATCACATAGAAGATTATTTGGTTGCGTTACATAAAGGTCAATGGTTTGGTTGGAGTGATAGCAAAAATAAAGTTTATGCTAATTTAATTATATATGATGACAGTAAAACAAAACCTACTGAACAAGAATGTATTAATGGTTTAGCACAATTACAATCTGATTTTGATAATAAAAAAACAGAAGAAGAAACTAAAAAAGCATCTGGCAAACAAAAACTTTTAAACTTAGGTTTAACTGAAGAAGAAGTAAAAGCATTGATAGGAGTTTAAATGGCTCTTAACTTTGCTTCCAATAATTCCTTATCAGCAATAACATCATTACCAGCATCTATTTCTGGTGGTGGTATGACTTTAATCTCAGAGCAAACTGCATCAAGTTCAGCTACAATAGATTTTACATCTGGCATAGATTCTACTTATGATTCTTATGTGTTTAAATTTATAGATATACACCCAGCGACAGATAATGCTAATTTTGAATTTAATATGAGTACAGATGGTGGTAGTAATTATAATGTTGTTAAAACTACTACTTCTTTTCTAGCAGAACATAATGAATCAGATGTTTATACAGGTTTATTTTACACTACTAATCTTGATTTAGCACAAAGCACAAATTATCAAACATTAAAAAATTCTATTGGTTCTGGCTCTGATGAATGTGCAGTTGGAACATTACAAATATTTAATCCCTCATCAAACACATTTGTGAAACATTTTATTGCAAATATAAATGGCTATACATCTTCTGATTTTTCTCAAAATGAATATATTGCTGGTTATGGAAATACTACTAGCAGTATTGATGCTTTAAGGTTTAAAATGTCATCTGGTAACATAGATAGTGGAGTAATAAAATTATATGGCATTAGTTAAGTATAACAACAATAGCATATCAAATGTTACTACTACTGCTTTAGCAGAGGGAAGCCTAGTACCTATTAAAACTTTAACTGCTAGTTCTAGTTCTACATTGTCATTCGTACATGGAAGTAATGATGTAGTCTTGGATAGCACATATCCAATATATCGCTTTGAGTTTATTAACTGCCACCCGGCAACTGATAATGTTCAATTTGAATTTAATTTAAGCACAGATTCTGGTAGTAATTACAATGTTACTAAAACAAGTACATTTTTTAGAGCATATCATAGTGAATCTTCTGGAGAAAATTTATCATATAGAACAAATAGAGATTTGGCTCAATCTACTTCAAACCAACCTTTAGTAGAAGAAATTGGAAATGACAATGACCAACAATTAAGTGGATATTTACATCTATTTAATCCATCAAGCACAACATTTGTGAAACATTTTATTTCAGTTACTAATGCAGTTGCTTCAGCAGATTATTCTACTAATGGATATATTGCTGGGTACGGAAATACTACAAATCCTGTTGATGCAATTAGATTTAATATGTCGTCTGGCAACATAGATTCTGGTAAAATAAAACTATATGGAATAAAGGATTCATAATATGTCTATCATTAAATTAAATAATCAAGCTGTAAAAAACGCAACTTCATTTGGTTCTATATCAAGTTTAGGCAGTATGACATTTATTAAAAAGCTAACAGCTAGTTCTTCTGCTACTTTATCTTTTGTTGATGGCTCTGATGGAGTTGTCTTAGATAATACTTACAAGGAATACTTATTTACATTTAATAACATTCACCCTCAAACATTAGGTAGATTTCAATTTAATTTTTCAACAGATGGTGGTTCTACTTATAATGTTACAAAAACATCAACTAATTTTAGAGCATATCACAATGAAGCTGGTAATGATAGTGGTTTAGAATATCAAGGTGCAGATGATTTAGCACAATCTACAGCATATCAAACTCATGGTACATCTAATATTGGAAACAATAATGATGAATGTTTAAGTGGATATTTACAAATATTTAATCCATCATCAGATACATTTGTAAAACATTATATTATGAGAAATAATGTTTTAGGAAGTGATTATGGAATACAATCTTTTGTTGCTGGGTACGGAAACACTCAAAGTTCAGTTGATGCTATTAGATTTCAAATGGGTTCTGGCAACATAGATGCTGGAGATATTTGCCTTTATGGTATTGCTTAACAATTAACAATGGAGTATAAATAATTATGCCAAGACATCACAACATAAATGGGGTTCAAGTACCCTTTACAGCAGAAGAAGAAGCACAAAGAGATGCTGAAGAACAAGCATGGAATGATGGTGCTTTTGATCGTGCTATGGCAGATTTAAGACAAAGACGAGATAGTTTATTAAAAGCTACAGACTATTTAGCATTATCTGACAATACACTTTCTGCTGACATGACAACATATAGACAAGATTTACGAGATATTACAAATGGCTTAACAACTGTTGAAGATATTAACTCTGTTACATGGCCAACTAAACCATAGGGGTTTAAATGCAACTTTCCAAACATTTTACATTAGAGGAGTTTGAAAAATCACAAACTGCTACAAGAAAAGGTATTAAGAATAAAGCTGGTGCTGGAGAAATAAAAAACTTAGGCGATCTTTGTTATGAAATACTTGAGCCTGTAAGAATTAAATTTGATAAGCCTGTTACAATTACATCTGGTTATAGATCAGAAGAATTATGCGAAGCAATAGGCAGTAAAAAAACATCACAACACACCACAGGAAACGCAACAGATTTTGAAATAGCTGGTGTATCTAATCTTGAAGTAGCTTTGTGGATTGAAAACCATTGTGACTTTGACCAACTGATCTTAGAGTATTACACAGGCGAAGCTAATAGTGGGTGGATTCATGTTTCATATAAAGATGGCTCAAATAGAAAACAAGTATTAACATTTGATGGCAAATCATATACTAATGGATTACCTGAAGCAAAATGGTCAGGTGGAAAACTAACTAACTAACAGGAGCATAAAATGGCTTACAGTAAAAAGAAGAAAAAAACAAAAATGAAATCTAAAATGGGTAAAAGAAGAAAGAAAATGTAATGACAAATGTAACTAGAATAGACCCTGATTTTACACCAGAGACTCATACAGTTGGGTCCTCATCAGCTCAAAGTTCAGCTATAAATACCGGTTCAGGTAAAGTCAGAATTTCAGTTACTACACATTGTCATATTAAATTTGGCAGTAATCCTACTGCTACTGAAGAAGATGTATTGCTTCCATCAGATACTGTAGAAGTATTTAGTTTTATCTCAGGAGATAAAGTTGCGTTTTTACATCATGGTGGAGGCAGTGGCGAAATAAACATCTGTGCAGTTGACTAATGGCTAAGACACCAAAAACAACAGGAGAGCATATCGTTAGTTTATATGGACATATTAAAGGTTTAAGCAGAGAAATAAATACAATAAAAAATAATCATCTTAAACATATGCATCAAGACATAGATAAGATTGATTCTAAACTAGATACAAAATTTGATAGCTTAACAAATAAAATTTTATATGGAGTTGGTGCTATAGCAATTCTGTTTATTGCTCAGGTTCTTTACTTTCTCTCAAAATAATATACAAGGAATACTTGTATGAAAAATTCTAGAATCTTAGTCATTTCTGACATGCACATCCCATATCATCACAAAGATAGTTTTGCATTTTTAAAAGCAATAAAAAAAGAATTTAAACCTGACACAGTTGTTAACATTGGAGATAGTTTAGACTTTCATGCAATTTCTATGCACGAACATAACCCTGATCTTTTTTCTGCAGGACATGAACTTCAACAAGCAAGAAAATATGTTAAAGAACTAGAGGGTATATTTCCTGAAGTTACAGAGGTCGATTCTAATCATTCTAGTTTAGTTTATAGACGAGCATTAAAGTTTGGAATGAGTAAAGAATTTTTGAAAGATTATGGAGATTTCTTAGGTACTAAAAAATGGAAGTGGATTGATGATCTAACACTTACAATGTCAAATGGCCAAAGATGTTTCTTTACACATGGTAGAAGTGCAGATGTTTTAAAGGTTTCACAAGCAATGGGAATGAGTTGCGTTCAAGGTCATTACCACACGAAGTTTGTAGTATCTTGGTGGGCAAATCCTGACAACTTATTTTTTGGCATGAATGTGGGGTGCCTCATAAACCAAAAGAGCATGGCTTTTGCATATGCAAAGAATTTTAAAACTAGGTTCATTATTGGTTGTGGAATCATAATAAATGGCATACCTAGGTTATTACCAATGGTGCTAAATGCCAAAGGAGATTGGATAGGAGACATAGTATGAAAAAAGGACGTTTAAACAGCCATAGAGCCACAGAGAGTGCATTAGACACTCAAATAGGTGGTACACACTACAAAGGCAAAATTCAACCAATAGAGCTAATAGTTTCTCATAATTTAGACTTTATTGATGGTAATATTGTAAAATATGCAGTGAGGCAAAAAAAAGGCGAGAATCCTGCAGAACGATATGATAAGATAATTCATTATTGTAAATTAGCAAAGGAGCTAAAATGTGGTTAAGTGCGATTAAACTTGCAATTAATGCTGGCAGTCATGTATATAAGCAACGACAAAAAACTAAGATGCTTATGGCAGATGCTGAAAGCAAACATGCAGAAAGATTAGCAAGTGGAGAACTCGAATATACAAAAGTTATTAAATCTGATCAGCAAAATTCGTGGAAAGATGAATTTGTATTATTGCTTGTTTCCGCTCCTATTCTTTTATTGGTGTGGAGTGTTTTTAGCGACGATCCAGACATTAAAATAAAAATAGACTTATTCTTTGGATATTTCCAAGAACTTCCGATGTGGTTCCAAATTTTATTCGTATCAGTAGTTGGTGCAATCTATGGCATAAAAGGTACTGAATTAATCAAAAGAAAATAGTATAATACATCCATGAAAGTGGATGCAGTTATTACAGAATTAGAATTTCAATTAGAGACTCAAACAAGTCCATATGGACACTATGTGGTTTTTAGATTCGTAGATGTTTTTCCATACTTCACAAAAGTAAATGAAATGGTTTCTGAAATAGAAAAAAGACAAGATGTTTATTTAGTCAATTACGAAATGACTTACACAGGCATACATGAAGATACTGACATGACAGGATTAGAAAGAGTTATAAATTGAAAAGGGGTGGATTGCTCCACCCCCAAACAGAGAGATATACTTTTATATGAAAAAAAGCGATCAATTAAATGATCAAAAACAATATATGACATACCACAAATAATTGAAAGAAGTTTTTTAATTCAATTTTAAATACATAGCATAACTTGGTACAAAACATAAAACTGCATATTATGTAGTAAATAAACCACATTTAAGTAAATAAAAAAAATATCTTTTCTAGTTGAACTATATATGAAAATTTCCTAATCTTAGTTATGAAAAAAAACAAACAAGGAGATACGCAAATGACTAAAAAAATAACAATCGACTTTGATAACAGAACATTAACTAAAATTGTTTTTCGTTCTTTCAAAGAACAATCTAAACCTAAAAACATTTCTAATATTTTGTTTATAGAAAAATCTATGAACGAAGTTTTTAAAGATGTTAAGTCTGACTTACAATCACAAGGTTTTAACTTTACTATCAGTTCATTGAAGATGGCTGATAAGTTTTTTAGAACTAATAACATACAATCAGTTAAGGAGATATAATGAAAAAATATAAGGTAAATTTTTCTATAAATAGAAAAAGTAGAGTTGAAGACGATAAAAATGGAAAAAGAAATTTTGAGGCTGAAAATTTATTTGAGGCTGTAGAAAAAATTAAAACTTTTATTCATGGATTTTATGGTCCAAATATTCAAATTATAAAATTAAATATTGAGGAGATATAATATGAACAAGAAAGATTTATTATGGGGAACTGTTTTTTTTATAACAACAGTTATCGGTTTAGTTTCATTAACGATGTATGCTCTACACATCTGGGCAACACAAGGAGTTATATAATGTCTAAAAGAAAAATGAATCAAGCTCATAAAGATGTTACTTCTCATTTAGAATGTTTAGTAAATAAATATAGCGACACGATAGGAATATCTAATATTTTATACTTAATATTTTTTGAGACATTTAGATGTTTGTTTGATGTAGCACCTACAAAGAAAGATGCTATGGAACTTATGAAAGATGCTATGAGTAGTTCCAAAGAACTAACAGCTAAACCAAAAAAGAAAAAACCAACCAACGCAACATTACATTAAGGAGAATATATGAACTTAGGACAAGTACTAGAAGATGTAGAAGTAGTAATAAGAAAAGAAAAAATAGTTAAACTAAACGATTGGTTAAGAAAAGAGGGTAAAGGAGGTCAAATTATTTGTACTGCTGGAGTTTTTAGTTCAGGTAATTATAATAAAATTATTGAAGAAGTTAGAAACTTTGATAAATTTAATGAAGATAATGACCCATACAAAGAACATGACTTTGGGAAAGTATCGGTTGATGGAACTGATTATTTTTTTAAGATAGACTATTATGACAAAAGACATAGTGGGTTATCTGAAGATCCAGCTGACCAAACTAAAACAAGACGAGTAATGACAATAATGAAAGCGGAGGAATATTAATATGCAACTATTTGGAAAGACACCTAAAGATTGGAAAGCATTAGAACTTTACTATCGTAGAGAATGGATATGCTTTGTAGTAGGTTTTATTGTAGGAGTTATATTATGGTAGAACAAACTAGATGGGGAATTTCAGATGTTATAAGTGAAAACAAAGGAAGAACATTTGAGATTAAAAAAAAGAAAATAGAAAAGTTTCAAGAAAGAAGAATAAAAGCTATGACGAAACTTTCTAAAAAGAGAGGGTGGACATTTGGAGACAACAATCCATTTTTTGAAGATGTTTATTCTATAATGCCACACTCAAAAGCAACAAACTCAAAAGAGTACAAACAAGAGAGACGCAAATATGAAAAAAATATACTTAATACTTTTAATATTTCTAACTAACTGTGCTTATCAGCCATTAGTAGATACAAGTGGGCGAAGTGGAACTTTTAATAAATCAAGAGCAGTAGAACTCACAAATGATCTTCAACATTGTAAAACTATAGGTAAAGATAATACTAATTTTGTTAGTAATATTTTTTATTGGTCATTTAGTTCAACAATGGATACGAAGTATGAAGCATTAGTAAGGAACTGCCTTGATGGAAGAGGACATTCTGTACTTAATTAACAACAAACAAAAGAGAGGATAAAGTTATGATAGTAACTATACCAACTAAGATAAAAACACCTGAACAGTGTGAAGAAGTAATACAAAAAAGATTAGATCAGTTAGGTCTTAATCAACAAGAGAACATTAGTATTTTCTATGATGTTCTTGGTCTAACAATGAAAAAAATTAGACTAAAAAAAGAAATACAAAGAGGAGGTCATGTTATAGGAAAATACTATACTCAAGAAAGAGTTGCTAGTTGGTTAGGAGTAACCTTCCAACAAATTCAGAAGTATGAGAATGGTATAAACAGAATACCTTTTCATTCTATTTTAATATTTGTCGAAAAGATAAAATGTGATATATCTGAGTTTACAAATTATTTTGATGGTATAGTATTATCAATGAACAAAAACGCAATACAAAACGCAAAAACAGAGGAGAACGCAAATGAGCAACCAAGAGCATAAGACCGAACATGGTCATACAATAATTTTCAACGAATCAGGTCATAAGTATGTAAAGGACAATCAGTATGTTCCAGGAACATCTGGAGTTCTAGATATGATGGCTAATAATGGTTTATGGAATTGGAAGTTATTTAATCAGAAGAAATTAATTAAACAAGCTATGGTATCTAAAAAAATTCCTTTAGATGTTATAGAAGATGTAATGATTGAAGCTGATGCCATTAATCAAAAAACACAACAAAAGACTTTAGGAATAGGAACGATAGTTCATAAACTTGCTGAAGATTGGCTTAAAGGATTAGAAGTCATAGAACCAGAAGATAAGATTGTCGGAAACTGTTTCAAAAAGTTTAAAGACTTTTGGATAACTAATAAACTTAAATTATTAGAATCTGAAAAACTCTTGTATTCAGAAAAGGGTTTTTGTGGAACATTAGATATAGTTGCTACTGATAACAGTAACAATTTGATCTTAATAGACATAAAAACAAGTAATGGTATATTTCATAACTATTGCTTACAACTTCATGCTTACAAGTATGCTTATGAGGAACAAACAGGCAAAAAAATTAATAAACTTTGCATTGTTAGATTACCTAAGAACGATGATGATTTTGAATCTCGTATCTTATCTTATAAGCCTTTACACACAAAAGCATTCCTTGGACTATTAGATTGTTATAAGTCATTAGAACTTTATAACGATCAGCTTAAGGAATATAACGCAAACAAAAGGAAAAACGCAAATGCAAAACCAATACGCAAAAAAAAGTAACTTTAAAGGAATAACTTTAAAGGTATTTAAAAACAAATACAAAGCCAAGCCAACTAGTTATGATTTCAAAGGAGATGGAGATGAGTTCTTCTTAAAAAAACTTGGAGAATGGTTAAAAAGTCCTGACATTAAACAAGAAAGAGCAAATGGAAATCCTCTTAAAATTGGTGTTAGGATGACTGAATATAATGGTAATGAAAATTGTGAAATTACTTTTTATATTGGAAAACCAAAACAACAACAATACCAACAAAACAATTCATATAATCAGCCACAACAAGTTGATCAAAGACCTGATTTAATGGATGATGACTTACCAATGGAAGATGCACCATTCTAATGAGTGATAAAAGTAAAAAAATTAAGGCTACTGAAGATCGTGGTAGCCTTGATCTAACAAGACAGATTGATGAAAGCGATCTTGCTTTTAAAACATTAAAGCAAATTATTCATAATCTACAAGAAGAAAACAAAAACTTAAAACAACAAATAAGAAACTTGGAGAGAGAAGCGGAAGAAATGTTACTCTATCCTTAGGAGATAAATATGAAAATAAAACAATTACTAGAGATACAAAGTTTTCTAGAAAAAAGAGCAGTACCAGAAGATTTAGGAAGATTGTTAAATTTAACTTACTATTCTAAATCTAAAATGCAATTACTTAACATTGGAGATATGCACTTAACTCATTTTGTAAGAGTATTTGCTAAGATGTTAGAAAGTAATGATAGTCCATTACAAAACGAAATAGATAAGATGAGAGAAAGATTAGATGAAATAGAACAGGAGAATAATAATGACAATACTCACTAGTGATCAAATTAAAGAAGAACTTAATGAGTTATCTAACAAATGGTCTGATGCAGAAGAAAAAGTTATTCTTTTAGAAGCTGGAAAAAAAGCAATGTTTTCAAAATGTGTACTTAAACACAAAAAGTTTGTTAAAACAAATGCTGAAGCTGAACATGAAGCGATGCTAGATAAAGATTATCAAGATGTAGTTAAAAGTTATGCTCTTGCAGAGAAGAAGTTAATTCAAGCAAGGTATGAATATGATAATTATAAAATAGCTATTTCATTCAAACAAACAGAAATGAAACTTGGAGTTAGTTAGATGAGCAATTATGATTTATTTAATTATAAAGCACATAATAATACAGAGACATCAAAACACGCTTATGAAAAACAACAACCAAAAGTAAAAACTCTTAGAGAGAGAGTACACGACCTTATAAAAACACAACCAAGTTCTAATGAACAAATAGCATATGAACTAGAAATGGTTTTATCAAGTGTGTGTGCAAGAGTAAGAGAGTTACAAGTGTTGAACTTCATAGAAGATAGTGGAAAGAGAGTTACAACTCAATATGGAAGAAAAGCGATTGTATGGCAAGATATAAGTCAAAAATTTTAAAAAAACATCTTAACAGTGTCGCTGAATTAGGTTGTTTGGTTTGTAGAAGACCTCCACAACTTCATCACATTAGAGTTAACACAGGAATAGGAAGAAGAAGTTCTGATTGGTGTGTTATTCCATTATGTATGGATCATCACACAGGAAAATTTAGTATTCATGGAAGTAAGAGAACATTTGTAGAACAAATGGGTACTGAGTTGGAACTTTTAGAAAAAGTATATAAGACCCTATACAAAGAAGAATATGAAAAACCATTTAAACTAGCTAAGGAGATGATATGAAACTACCCTCAATACCATTATTTACAGATACATTTACTGCTGAAACAGTACATTTATCTAACGAAGAAGTTGGAATATATATAAGATTATTGTGTTTTGCATGGACAAAGAATGCAAAGCCATTTTCTACTTTATCAGCAGAACGAATATGTCATTGTATAGATATAAATTGTAAGGAGACTGTAAAAAAAGTTTTAAAAGAATTTTTTAACAATACAGAAAAAGTTGAAAACGATACAATAAATACATGGACACATGGAAGAATAACAAAAGAATACGAATATTTACAAAAATATTACTTAAATAAAAGTGAATCAGGTAAGCGAGGAGCATCTAAAAGGTGGAATGGTGCTAATGGCGAAACGATGGCACCTATACCTAGTCCTATACCTATTCCTAAAAATAATAATAATAATTTTGAAATTTTTTGGGATAAGATTAGCAACAAGAGAGGTAGTAAAAAGATTGCTAAAGTTAAATATGAAAAAGAATGTAAAGATCAAGACCCTGAACAACTTGCTAGAATATTTAATAATTTTTCTAGTAAAATTAAAGATAAGACATTTATTCCTCATGTGGCAACTTGGATTAATCAAAGAAGATTCGAAGATGAAGATGTTAAATTAGACCCCAAAAAAGCCATAATTCAAACAAAATTAAAAGATGGCAGAGAATATAAGATTGTAGGTAGTTTTGGTAATTATATGGAAATATTGCTAGATGGAGAAAAATGGTATAAACACAAGTTTAAAGATGATGAACCACTTAAAAAGGATTTTTAGCTATGACCATTGCGACGTCAACATCGCTCTCTGTTTTATACACTAAAAAGATAGTAGGTAAAAAAAGAAGAGGAAAAGTTAATGTTAACAGATCAATTCAAAAGGTTGTAAGAAAATACAAACTTAAATGAAAAATTTTTTAAGAATTTTTAGATATTTAAGAACTAGACTCATTAATTTGTCTTTAGAAAATAAAATATTGAAAACACAATTAGAATTTTACAAAGCATTAGCTGAAAGTCAAAATGAAACAAAACAATAGTGTTATAGTTAATAAAAGAAAATATTATCTATATAAAATTACATGGGTTGATATTTTTGGGGATGCTGGACACAGAAGTTATGATGGATTAGCTAGCATGGAACCTGCATCTAAAACAACATTTGCATTTATTTTTAAAAATAGTAATAAGTTTGTACATACATTTTGTACTTATGATAACAAGGAAGAAGAATTTTCAGATTGTAATGTGTTTCCTAAAGGTTGCATTATAAAAATGGAAAAAATCTAATATGATTAATATACATGAAACTTTTCAAGAAACTTTACAAGGAGAGGGTTATTATACCGGTACTGCTTGTGATTTTATAAGAACTTATGGATGTCCTGTTGGATGTTATTTTTGTGATACAGGATATGAACCAGATGGAGATTATTATAACAAAAAAATAAAAAAACATAAGAAATCTATAGAAGAACTTATTGCTGAACTAAAATCTGATCTAGTTGTTATTAGTGGTGGCGAACCATTTATTAATAAAAATTTACCACAACTTTGTAATGAAATAATTAAGACAGGAAGAAAAGTTAGTATTGAAACTTCAGGAAGTTATTGGCAACCTATATCTGAAGATGTATTTGTAACTCTATCCCCAAAACAACATATAAGTCCTAAATTTCCTGTATTGCAAGGCTTTTGGAGACGAGCAAATGAATTTAAATTAGTTATATCAGAGGGAAACGAATTGGATTTTTATAAAGAACATTTAAAGAACTTTAAAGGTTATAAGTACTTGCAACCAGAATACAACGAACACTCTAAGTCTTTACAAAACTGTTTATCTTTGATAAAGGACAATCAAGAGTTTAAATTAAGTTTACAAACTCATAAAATTATAAATGTTAAATGAGCTTTATATCAACTAAAACTTACAATCACAGTATTGGATTATCTTGTGCGTTCCGACAATGGAGAGCAAAACATAGTCATTGTAAATATATTCATGGTTATGCTTTATCAGTAAGATTAAATTTTAAAGGAATGTTAAACGATAGAAATTGGGTTTATGACTTTGGCGACCTAAAATTTGTTAAGGAATTTTTAGAAGATACTTTTGATCATAAAACTGTAGTTGCAGAAGATGACCCAGAACTAGAAACTTTTAAAGAACTAGAAGAAAAAGGTTTGATACAACTTAAAATTATTCCTCATGTAGGATGTGAGAAATTTGCAGAATATATTTGCAAACAAATAGCTACTACGATAGAAGTTAATAGTAATGAACGAGTTAAGTTAATGTCAGTTGAAGTAAGAGAACATTCAGGAAATTCAGCAATATATATTAATGATTAAAAAATATTTAACTTGGGATGACTTCTTTGAACTTCTCATCCCTGTCCAAGACAAAATAACACCAGATGATATAGTTTTTGGGATTCCAAAAGGTGGAATGATTGTTTCTAATTTCTTAGAATGTAAAAAAACCCATGATCCAAATGAAGCGACTGTCATTGTAGATGATATTGTAGATAGTGGTAGAACAAAAAAACTTCATACAGAAAACTTTCCAAAAGCTAGATTTATAACAGTAGTAGATAAACAAATTGGAAGTAAATATGATGGTTATATTGTGTTTCCTTGGGAACAGGCTGAAGAAGACGCAGAACATACTGTTGCTAAAATGATTGAACATTTAGGAGATAACCCTCTAAGAGAAGGAATAATAGATACACCCAAAAGAGTAGTTAAATCATGGAAAACTATTTATGGTGGTTATAATCAAACACCTGAAGAAGTTTTAAAAACAAGTTTTAATGTCGATTATGATGAAATGATTATTTCTAAAGACATAGAATTTTATTCTACTTGCGAACATCATATGTTACCATTTTTTGGTAAAGCACATATTGCATATATTCCAAGAGCAAATGTTGTAGGACTTTCTAAATTATCAAGATTGTTAGAAGTGTATGCAAGAAGAATGCAAATACAAGAAAGACTTACTAACCAAATAGCTGATGGAATGATGAAAGTAATGAATCCTTTAGGATGTGGAGTTATTATAGAAGCTAAACATTTTTGTATGGTTTGCAGAGGTGTTCAAAAGAAAAACTCTACAATGATAACTTCAGCAATAAGAGGTTTATTTAAATCAGCAGAAGTTAAAAACGAGTTTCACAGTCTTTGTAGGCATAAATGAAAACAACTATAGTTTGTAGATTACAAGTAGAGGGTATTCATCAATGGTCTAATTGTCCATTTGAAGATGTTAAATTTTTAAAGGACCCACATAGACATATCTTTCATATAGAATGTGAAAAGAAAGTTAACCATGATGACAGAGATGTTGAATTTATAAGATTTAAAAGAGAAATTTTAGATTATTTACATGATAAGTATTCAGATAGTGAATGTTGTAAGTTTGGAAATATGTCATGTGAAATGATTGCAAAAGAATTACTTAAAGAGTATGATCTAGAAAAATGTTCAGTTTTTGAAGATAATGAAAACGGTTCAGTAGTTTATCAATACGAGGTTTAACATGGCAAAAAAAACAGTATCAGCACCTAGAGGATTTCATTGGATGAAAGTTGGAAGAGGATTTAGATTAATGAAAGGTGCATACAAACCACATAAGGGAGCAGTAAAAAAAGCTAGTTTTACTGTGCAAAAAAAACATAAGTAATGAAAGTTCACTTTGCTGGGCATGAAGATGTAGGAATGTCTAAGCCATTAAAAAAAGCTGGAGTTAATTATGTTCTTGGAAGTTTTTATCAAATAAGAAGATACAAAGACCAACATGCTATTGATTTTATTAAGTGTCTTAATAGTTATACTCATACTATTATAGATTCAGGTCTATTCACATTAATGTTTGGTGCAAAAAGCCATACAGTACTTACAGAACAAATGATTATAGATTGGCAAAATGATTATGCTAATTTTGTTAACAAGACAGGATATAAACATTCAATAGTAGAATGTGATGTTCAAAAGAAAATATCTCCTGAGTTTGCATGGGAAATGAGAAAAAAATTTAAGACTCAAGTAAATGTTCCAATTATAAATGTTTATCACTTAGAAGATGAAAACCCAGATAAGCTAATTGATTATTCAGATTACATTGCTGTATCAGTTCCTGAGTTAAGATTTAATGTATCTAATGCTGAAAGATTAAAGATAACAAGATACATAAGTCAAAAAGCTACTTCTAAAGGTAAGAAAGTACATTTGTTAGGTTGCACAGAGTTAAAAATGATGAAAGAATTTCAATATTGTTACAGTTGTGACAGTACAAGTTGGTTTTCAGGTAGTAGATTCAACAGTTTCAGATCCAAGGCTTTGCCAAATATGGAAAAAGTCGATATAAACAAACTAAAAGAGAATAAAATTGACGAATTTAAAGATTCAAGTAAATCAACTAATGTATTCTATTGGGAGGCTTACCTAAAACTTCAGGAATACAAAAAATATGCTGGGAGCCAAGAATGAACAAAGTAGAAACCATGAATATAGACAATTTAGTTAAAGCTGAATGGAACTATAAAACAGATGGAACAGAAGAACAGATAAATAAATTAATTAAATCTATTAAATATGACGATTCTGCGGGTATATTAGCAGTAAGAAAACTAAATAATAAGTATGAGGTTATAGATGGAAACCATAGATTAGAAGCATTAAAAAGAATAGGATGGCAAGAAATTCAGGTTGAAAACTTTGGAGATATTCCAAAGTCAAAAGCCATTATTATTGCTAGACGAAGAAATCATGTATGGTTTGATGATGACTTAAAAGCATTTAGTGATCTAATTAAGAATGATGTACTACCAGATATAGATACAGATACATTAAAAGACATATTACCAGATACACCAGATGAGATAGATAACTTAGTTAACTTTGGTAATTTTGATTGGGAAGAACCTACTCAAAAAGAAGCTAAAGAATCTGATGGTACTAAGACATTAACTCTAAAAATAGACGAACAAGTATATCAAATGTGGCTAGATTGGGTCAAGTGGTGTGCTGATCAAACTGATTATAAGAATGATAGTGAAGCATTTGAGTATTTAATTGTAGAGGCTAAAAATGGACAAAAGTAACAGTAAAGAACTAATAACTATTGGAAGACCTAAAAAAGAAGTAGATGTAAAAATACTAGGAAACTTAGCATCTATTGGTTGTACTATAGAAGAATGTGCATCTGTTATGGGTGTATCAGCTAGAACATTAAGGCGTAATTATGCCGAAATTATTGACCAGAATAGAGAAAAAGGTAAGGCATCACTCAGAAAGAAAATGTTTGATAAGGCTATTAAAAAAGACAATACACCAATGCAGATATGGTTAAGTAAAAACTATTTAGGAATGAAAGATAGAACTGTTAATGAAAACATAAATGAACCATTACCATTAATTATTGAAGCACAAGTAGAAGATGTCAAAGAAGAAAGGTAATATTTTTGGATCAACTGTTGAATATACTAAGACTGAGAAAGGTACCTCTATCGGTAGGAAACCTATTACATCTACTATGAACAAAAGCAAAAGAAGATTAAGAGGCAAAAGTAAGTATCGTGGACAAGGAAAATAAACAATTAAAACAAATAAAATCTGAACTAAAGTTAGTTAAAGATCAAAGAGACAATCTTCTTAAACTGTTTTCAAAGATCAAAAAACTATTAGAAATGTATGGTCTAGTATGATATTTAGTCTTGTATGGCTAAATACAAAGGACGAACAGTTAGGTTAAATAAACCATTTAGAACACCAGGCAAATCAAAAAAGTTTGGTGTGTATGTTAAGAACAAGCGTTCAGGTAGAGTTCAAGTTGTAAGATTTGGCGATCCCTCAATGAAAATCAAAAAAAACATACCAGCAAGACGAAAATCATTTTTAGCTAGACATGGTGCAACTCTTAAAAAAGTAAGAGGTCAAAAGAACTTAGCTCCTGTGTATTGGGCTATAAGGAGTTGGAAATGATTGATAAGTATATTATTAAATTTTTATCAGCTATTGATAAAGTATTTGATGGTCTTGCAAAAGCATTAAGAAAAAAAAAGAAAAAATGAGAGATACTAAAGTTTTAGAATCTTTTAAAAAGCAAACTGAGAAGAAGTTAAAAGAGATGAATATATTTAAACATATGAAAAAAGAAGTAGAACATGGTGCTAATGGTACTCAGCAATATGTAATAAAAAAAGGCATTAACAAAGGCAAGGTTGCTAAATAATATGGGTAGGATTATGAATTATTATTTTACAGGAATGTTGATTTTAGGATTTGTATTTTTAGCTCTTTGTATGAAACCATTATGAAAATATCTGAGAATACATCTGTAGCTATGCCAATTAAGAACATGGTTGGTATTATCGTAGCTGTTGCTATGGGAATCTTTGCTTATACAGAAGTTACAGCTAGACTTACTTCATTAGAGACATCAAGAGAATTAATGAAC